TGTATTGTATTTTTATTTGTTTATTATTATATAGGTGTTATTTTATTATGTTTAGTGTAGATATGATTGTTTTATTGTTGTTATATATTTGTTCTATTTTAATTGTATCTATTGTTTTGTGTGCAATTGATCAATAGAGAAATAAGTGGCGCGGATATATATATTCCTGTAATGCTTTATTTAAATATCGACTTTAGTGTCGATATTTTATTGATTAAGTTTTGTCCATACCTACTTTAAGAAAGGATTAAATATGGGAATTGAAACTGCTATTTCAGTCTATATGTCTGGACTGTTTGTTATTATGTTTTTAGGATGGTTATCTTTTACTGTCCTGAAAGGTTTGTCATTACAAAAGAAAGGATAAGTCATGATTGGGCTTATTGTATTTGGTTCACTAGTAACTAGTGTTGCCATTATTTCTATTTTAGCTAAGGCCTCGCCGAAGTTATTAAAACGTGTATTAGGCTATGAAGCCTATGTAGACTTGGTATTTTCACTGCTGATTGGTATGGCTTGTGGTTTTTCTGGTACTATGTCTGGTTTTGTAATTGGTGCAGCTACTGGTTTGATTTTTGGTGTTACTCTCTTTATTCTCGCGCGGGTTTACGGTTATGCTCGTTACGAAAAGCAAGAAGATGGTACCTATAAATGGGTTGAATATGAACCCAAATTTAAGTTATCCAATTGGCTGTCTAAATATACCAATAAAAATATTGGTAAGTTTGCATAAGGCATTATCATGACTTTTTATCTCTTGTATTTGTTTTTAATTTCCATCTTTTAAAGGTGTAAATATGAAAAAGTATTTCATTGGTGCAGCAACAATTGCACTTGCTCGATTGCTTTATAAGAAAGATGGTAATATCTCTCTTACTAAAGTTTGTGCCATTCTTGGCATTTCCGTTTTTGTAATTTTGTATGCCCCGGGCGTACTTGAATTTTTCGTAACATTAGCAGTATTAGCAATCTTTGGATATGTTGCTATTGGTATTGTTAAAGCTGTTATGGATGGCAGTTTGTCAAAAATTTCTAATCGATAATTTCTCAGTATTGATATATCGAATATATTTTGATTTTAAATTTTTTAGAAATCGACCTTAGTGTCGATTTCTTTTTGATTAAAATATATTGGAGATTGTCATGGATTTAATAAAAGTTATTAAAACTATGAATCAAGAAATGCGCAGTAAATTCCCTAAGATAAATAATGGAGGATGCGGCAAATCTGCTTTTACAATTTATAAATCTCTTTTAAATATTGAAGGTGTATCAAATATAAAAATTGTATTTACCTTCTATAAAGATGATTATCTTTTTTCTGGCATTAGAACACATAAGTTAAAACTTAATGATGAGAATGTAATATCCCGTATAAATATTGATAATTGGAGCCATATTATGGTTAAATTTAAATATAACGGAAAAATATATTATGTTGATCCATTAAGAGTGCTTCAAGAAAAAGATTTAGATCATTTAAATATTGCCTCCCATTATAGCGCTTTGACACATAGGGGGATTATTAAAGTAATTCGTAAAGCAGGTATTGATTGGAATCGTACATGGACTTCTTTAAATAAAGATAATGAAGCCCGTATTACGATGAAAAAGCATTTAAGACCGCATTTCAAGAAAGGTAAATAAAATGTCACCAGAAAAGTTCAATCATTTTTATTGTATTAATATAAAAAGATATGAAAAATTTCTTTCAGAAATTAAAGTTGATAATAAAACATTTGATTAGCAAGAAAAAGCTTTAAATAAATTTATTATAGTCCAGGGAGTTTCATTGCTGTCCATACTTATGGATATATGAACCTTGAAGATTATTTACTTGAATCATTAAATAAAAGTTCTATGTACTTTGAATCTTTGAAAATGATTGAATATTTTGGGATTAATGATGATAATCCTATTCCAAAATGTGACTTAAAAGCTTTTATGCTTAGTGAAAATATCTCAAAGAATGCTAAAGGACGTATGCGTCATTTTTATGATATTCTTTGTCGTATTTACAACGAAATTCAAAGGTTTAATTCTTTTAAATTTGACTGTTATCCAGAATTTTGGTTCTGATTTAAAAATGTTCGGCACAATAGTGTCGAATATTTTTTGATTAAAACTATTTTTATTGGAGGTGTACTATGTCTAAATTTAAAAAGTTTATGTGTGATACTGTCGGTCCTATCGTAGGTATCTTAGTAACAGTAATTGGATTTTTAATTTTGTTGTTTTATCTTGCTTCTAATTCGCAAAGTAAAAAGCCTAAAATTGATAATCCTGTAAAAATTGAAAATGTTACTAAACATTTAGCAGGGATAAAGACACAATTCTCTATTGATGGCTATAAATTTACGGCCACAAATGTTTGTATTGATGGCAAACAAATTCTTTTTGTACAGCAATTCGGAAGAGAATATACTGTACTTAATCTTAATGAACCTTGCAAATAATGGAGACTTAAATGAAAAAATTTGCTATTGTAATTGCCGCATCTTTGGCTTTGGCAGCATGTAATCCTTATAAGGATGATTCTGTAAATCGTATGTATATCAATTCAAATTATTGGATTGAAACATATCCTGATCATGGTAAAACGATTTATCAAGAATGCGTCAATGATATGGTTCCCGGCAAAGAAGCAAAAGCTTTATGCCGCTTGATTGACAAAACTCGTTTTGAAGATATGCAATTTCAGCATATCAATCATTCTATTGAAATGTCTAAAGCTGTTGATGTTAAAAATAATCGTGCAATTACAGCATTGGAACAATTGCCTGATAAAAAGGCATCTGAATAATTGTTTTAATAATAGTCGACACTTTATGTGTCGATTATTTTTTGATTAAATTTTTATTAATCTTCTTTAGAGAGGTGTAAAATGGAAGAACAATTTGATTTATCAAATATAAAAGTGGGACAAACAGTTTTACTTAAAAATGGGGATTATGCTGTAGTTACCTGTAATTTAAAAGAATTTCCATATATCTGCGAAAAAGATTATATTATTCATGGATATAGATTCAATAAAGAATCTAATAAATGGACTATGATATATTGGACAAAATATGGTAAAAATATTCAACATGATGCTTTTGAAATCAAATGCATTGTTGAAGAGGAGCTTCTTTGGTCTGTAGTTAATACCAATATACTTGAAAAAGCTTTTAAAGAAAAGCTTCCTGTTCAATGGGATAGCCATAAATTTAAATGTTATGTAGTTGGTAAAACTGTTGACAATGAGTACATTTTCAATATTGTTGGTACTCTTAAAATTGTTAATAAGGGTACATTAAAGAATCTTGAAATTGTGTCTAAGTAACTTTAAAATCGGCACTTTTGTGTCGATTTTTTATTGGTTAAATTTTTTGGAATTTTTATTATGAAATTTATTTTTAAAAAGTTATCAGAGTATAATGAAAATGCTCCGGTATATGCTGTTCGTATTTTTACTCTTGTAAATTTTGATCCTATTAGTGAAGATATTGAATGGCTCTTGTTTGAATCTTCTAAAGATCGTGATTTATATATTAAGCATCATAAAGAATCAATAGATGCTTATATAAAAACTTTGACCGTAGAAGACCCGGAAACTAATGTCTTAACAACATGTCAACGGGTCCATAAATTTGACACTTTAATGAATGTTGGAAATTGTAATAAATATATTGGTTATATGCCAGAATTTATTATTTCCACTGTTTCTGAATAAAATGCTATATTACTGGAGACTAAAATGGCATTTAAAATATGGTCTTTCCCAAGAAGTTACAATCCTATGCTTGGAAATATAAGCTATAAGGAATTTAAAGCTTTTATGGAGAAGATTAAAAAACATCAATTAGAATACTTTACCTTAGGTAGCGCATTCTATATCGAGTTTAAAATTGATAAGCTATGTCCAAATGACATACAGCTTAGAAAAGTTTTGTATTCTTTAAATGGCGGTCGCGCCATAGACTTTATTAAGTCTAATTTCAATTTAATTTAGAAAGGGCTTTAAAATGAAAGCACAAAAAATTCAGTTAAGCGTAGGCATGAATAAATATGCACCTTTGGAAATTGTTACTCATACTGGTAACAAAGGTGTTATTGGATCTATTCTTTCAGATGGCAAAATTGCTATGGCAATTGGTTTTGTGGAATCAAAAACTCATGGCGAGATTCCTGTAGCATGGAATATGTATGGTGAATCTATTGATCGTGTTTCATCAAAAGGTATTGGTAATACTCCAGCCCTTAAAGACCTTTGTATTGCCGAAATCATTACAGAGATTCCGGTACAACAAAATGAATCCGATTTGTTTAAACAAGCACTTAATGAAGCTGAAAAAGCTAATGGTGTCGAATTTAAAACTGAATCTAAACCTAAAACCAATACTAAAGCGGCGGTTGTAAGTTTGCCTGAAGAAATCAAGAATCATCTTGAACGTCTGAAAGAGCATGTTGGCGGTAATGTTGAAGTAAAAGCATATGTGATGGATTCAAGTGGCAATCTTGTCAGTATTGATAATACTGACAGCGATATCGTACACTAAAACAGATCGCAAGTGCAAAAACAACAAAATGGACTAACGCCACATCGTTGGTATGAGTAGTTTCCATTTTTTAGATTTTCCGGTAAATAAGTTTTGTACATTTCTTTAAAAAATGTACACATTCTTTTTATTTTTTTGAAAGTTTATTTATTAAAAATGACTCAAACTAAAAAGGCCAAAGCACACGTTCGACGTGCCTTTGACCACAAATCTAATTCCAAACCTAAATTTAATGGCATTAAAGTGCCTAAAGTTGGTGATGATTTGATCATTGATATCAAGCCTGTTATGGATCAATTTGGTCCTACCGGTGCGTATGAAAAATGCACAGGTAAAGGCGTTGGTGACGAAATTTTGACACGTAAGATTGTTTCAGTTGTTCAAATTGGAACAAAACGGTTCGCAGTGCGTGATTCTGCACGTGAATTTTGGGTTGTATATCCAAAAGCCGGTGCATGGTATCCGGACAAAAATCAACGTGTTCATTACGAAAATTGATGCTTTAAATTGTATCAATTGATGTAAAAAGTAATCAAAATTTGTATGCATCTATTTATATCGGGTTTACATTTGGTATAAATGATGCATACAAAAACAAAATCTTGTAACATATTGAAATATAGATGAATATTTTTGTGTAAAAATTTATTAAAAAGTGTATACTTTTAATAGCTCAATAAGCATGTAATCATGCATCGGATATATCAAACGACTTTTTTAACTGGGCCAAAGTATAATTGTATACACTTCTTAATGAGTTTTTGCTCATTAATTGTCGTAAAGGTGTTATTCATTAAGATTGTTTGGACGCGGGTTCGACTCCCGCCAGCTCCACCAAAAGACATTTCGAAGATATTTAGACTCTGAAAAGAGTTAGCGATTCCATACAGTTTATTTTTAACCTAATTACGTTATCGTGATTGAGTTAAAATGTCTTATGAGATGTCTTCTGATGGGGCTGTATTGGAATTCGACAGGCGATGAATAAGGATAATTACTCGACACGAGTTGCTTCGTAAAAGCAAAATTTAAAATAAATGCAAACGACAATGTTTACATGGTACGTGCCGCTGCCTAATTTAGGTAGTTGAGCATAAATGTACAGGGTTTGGACAGTACCTGGTAACAGAAACTGTCCGAGAATTCTAACACTGCGACTAGTGCTTCAGTAAGTTTCGTAATCGTCTACGATTGGGTAGAGCTGGAATCGTAACCAGCAATTATAAAAGAGTAAATATGTTTAGGCATACCTAGTTGCCAACTAGTGAAATTTAAACAAGCATATTTTTCATGGAAATAATTTATCCATATATCGGTATATACCGACTTTTTGCATAAGTTTTAAATACCTTAAGAATCGAATTTTGTGGCGACTTCCATAGAATTTAAGGTTTCTGAATATGTTTACTCCTTTATAATTTTATCACTCCCCGCAGCTCTAAGGTGCTTAACCTTATTAATGGTGCATACCATTGTCCTTTCTTGACAGCATAGCAATTTGTATTAGTTGCTATTTGGTTCATCAGCAACGGAAAGACGGCCTGATGAAAACAAATTTATGTAGTACGTCCTAAGACGTGCTATTAAATCAACTATATTTGGATGAGCTAGGATAAGTTCAATGTAGTTGTAAAACCCGGGTAGTCCTAGAAATCCAGCTATGGGTTGACCCAAAATAGCATTTTATGGCGATAATAGGTCCGTCTCCTGCCTTGAGCCATACGACCGATAATATCGTTTAAGGCATTGGATGTTATGTCGTTAAACCATTGATACTTATTGTATAGTGGAGAGAAAATGCCTAGATCGCTGTAAAAGGCGGTCGTCGTGAGGAAAACCTTGCCGAGGTACTATATCGGCCCTTCTAGGATAAAGAGCTATATCCTAGATGTGTTTTGACTGCATTGTCCTTACTATAATGCAGTACAGTGATAGGCCCTCCAACTCGCCGATTCACTTATAGCTCAACCTCAGACTTGTCTGACTATTCCGTCTTTGGATTATGGACGGAAAGATAACATTCCTCTCCTTTCCTGTTATCTAATAATGATCCACTGAATAGCGTCGGCGCACTTTATGTGATCGCCGGCGCATTCTTTATTTAATTTATTTATACAAGATGCTATTGATATGGCATTTTATATAAATTCTTTATTGAGGTATAATAATGGTTGTATGTGTTTGTAATAATGTTAGCACCAACACTATCAATAATGATTATATTGATAAGAATAAAAGTGTTGATGATTTGATTATTGACACAGGTGCAACTACGTGTTGTGGAAAATGTGCTAATTATATTAATTGCATGTTTTCTGAAAAAGTTTTATTAGTGCCATCTCTTCAACTAGACTCCTAGGGGTATGATGTTCTGCCTCCATATGGTATTATCATATGATGCCTATTTTTAATAGGAAGAACAAATTCTTTTTTAATAATAAACGGAGGATTTAAGTTTGAGAAAGAAAATATTAGCATTAGTATTAGCAATACCATCTATAAGTTTTGCTAAAGAAATTAAATGTTTATCAGAAATGGCTTATTATGAAGCACGTGGTGAAGGTACTCATGGCATAAAAGTTGTTACTGATGTAATGTTTAATAGAATGAAAAGTAATGAATTTCCTGATGGAGTTTGTACTAATTTCATTAAAAAAGGTCAATACTCTACGGCTAAAATGGCCGGAGGTAAAAAAGACCAAGGGTTATATAAAAAGATTTCAGAACAAGTTGAATCTGAGTATGCTAAATATCGTTTAGGCGATTGGCAAGATTCTACGAATGGGAGTCTTTATTTTAATTCTAATGGATCACGTCCATCCAATAAAGTAAAATTTAAAGGAAAACGTGGAAGACATTTCCTATATGGATAATATTAGTAGCCTAGCACTTATGTGTTAGGCTTTTTTGTTTTTGTAACGATGTTCTCAGAAAGGACAAAAGATGTATATTCGTTTGAAGGATATTCCAATTATTGATGGTAATGCAACTGTTGCGGAAGTTTTCGATATTTATTCTAAGAATTTGCCACAAGATCCAAGACTTAATTGGAAATTGTTGCAAGATCGCATTGCAATGGAAATTGTAAACGAATTTTCAGAACCAACTACAATTGAGATTCCTAAATCATTTTATGATTCTAAATTGAATTGGCCTGAATTTCTGTTTGCAACCAAGCATATTGACAGCAATTCCGATATTGAATTGATGAGTCACCATGAACTTATGTTTATGATGCTCTATGAACGCCTTGAATCTTTATTTAAATATGATCAGTTCTTTACTGAATTGATCCGTAAAGATATCAATTACGTTAAGAACCATGTATTGTATGTAACAAGTAATGCATATAATGCTGCGCTGAAAGAATCTTCTGAACTTGTTATTATTTCTCCTTATAACGAGTACAGTAAAGTTTTAACATATTTGCATCACGACAAAGTGATGGGTGATGCTTTACCAATTTTGTTTAATCCGTCTGATCGCGCTATTAAAGCTTCTGCGATGTACTTTAATGTACTTCCTGGAAGTGAATCTATGCTTGCAGAATCGAATAAAATTATCATTTCTAAAAATGGTAAAGAGTTTCAAGCTCCTGGATTCCAAGTGTTTAAAGACGAAAATGGTGGTTTTGTAGGTTATTCAAGTTTGTTTAAAGTTGGACAAGCTTTACCTGCACGATTTAAGACTCATCTTAATGGTAATGCATTTGGCGTAAGTAATCCATCTAAAGCTATCTTTTTACAAGATGTAATTGAAAAGGATGGCCAATTAGTAACCAAAGATAATACTTTGGTTGATGCAGTTATGGTTTATAACGATATGGAACTTGAATCATATCGTTTAGTTGGCGGTGAAATTGAAGTATCTCCAAAAGTAGGTAAAGAAATTGTATTCGCGCCTCGTCATATTGAAACTGAATTTGACGAAATTGATGTAAAAGTTGGTGAAACTATTTACAGCAAAGGTGGATATATCAAAATTGGCTCACGTGGTGGTGAGTCAATTTATATTGATATGGTGGATCACATCCAGATTACATCTATTGAGGAATCAGGATATAATGGGTCTGCTCGTATTGATTATGTTGCCTATTATAAAGCAGGTAATGCACGTATTACAAGTCAAACAGGCTTGAAAGGTGTTACTAAGACTATGCGTAGTTGTGGCAAAATTAAAATTCATGAAGATGGCAAAGAAGATAAAGTCCTCGATGTGGATATTGTAGCCGGTATTAATAGTCTTAAAGGCAAAATGAATACTATTCGTCTTGCTCAAGCTGCTTTTGCATTTAAATATGGTTATTACAATAATGGCAGAGATTACCTTGATAGTTTAAACGAAGAGGAAATCAATGCCGCTGTTGATTCATTGCCAACTGCCACATATGAAAAACGTGTTAAACGTATTGATGGCCATGATGATGAAATTATCATAATCGAAAACGTTAAATACGGATTAGTTCAGTATTCTTATACTGAATTGGGTAGCCATTTTGCTAAGATTAAAAGTCAAGGCATGTCATTTAATTGTTTGAAATATATTTGTCAGACAAAAGACTCTCCATTGGGTCAGTATATTTTAGACAATTGTATTGATAAAACTGATAAGGCTATTGTTGAAGAATTGGCAAAAATCTTATCAGATGAAGGTCGTGTATTTGAATACGCTGACAATTATCCATCTTATACATTGGTTGAATTAAAATCAATGTTTAATGAACAAGACTTAGTTTTGAGTCGTTCTGCTATTATTCCTACTAGCAGTAAATTATTGGATCCTGAATTCAATAAAGGGTTCTATATCGACTTAAGCAAGGTGCGTTCTGGTACAAGTATTCGTGTGCCTTCTGCAGAGATTTTGAATAAATTCTGCGGTAAACAAAATGATGGTCAATACGTATATCCAACTATGCTTATTGAGTTGTCTAAGATTATTCGTGCTGCAATTACTGGCCCTAGTCAGTATTTTACTATTGCTCCGCATCGTAATGAACGTAATCAAAAGCGCCCTTCTGCATGGAGTGGCTATTTAAATGCAATCAAATCAATGCTGTATCGCACTGAATTAGGTGGTCAAACTTATGTTAAATCCCTTATTCAACCAAGCCTTAAAGGTGTAAATCTTAAACAGGTTCATGATAAATATGTTCCTGAAGGTAAAGTCGTAATTCTTGATCGTAATATTCTTGAGAGTATTCGTGAATATATTTATGGCAAGCCAAATGATAAAACTCCTGAAGAGGCAATGCTTGATCAGTTCCGTCCATTAAATGCATTTACTTTGCGTAATCCATTTTTATGGCGTTCACAGATGATCATTTCCCAACTTTGGGGAATTGATGAATTCAATGACTATCTTCAAGAAAATTATGGAATGACAGTCAATGATTATCTGGATGTACAAGGTAATCTGTATTGTGCTTTAGTTTCTACTGAAATTGTAAAACGTAGCCATAGTGATAACGATGGTGACTTATTGCAAATTAGTACAATACCAGGAATTGAGCAGCAAGAAATGATGGCTCAATTTGAATTGGAATATTTTACTGAAGATCAAAAGAAATGGGATGAAGACTTCCTTCTTTCCGAATATTCATCTATTGAAGATGTTGATTGGAGTAAAAAGTACGAATTGTATTATGTTCCAATTTATCCTAAACATCCTGGTGATAATGCCTATATGGAGTTTCTGTGTTCATCAGCTATGGCTAAGAATGCAGTTGGTCCAGGTACTAATGACGCATGGGTATTTTATATGTTAGTTCAATTGTATTACGGACTGGCATGTAATAATGATCCTAAATCTTATGTACCATGGGAACGTAAACGTAAAGTTCAACTTCGCATTAAAGAGGAAGACTTGTCGACCTATGATCATATTTACACAATGGTTCTTGAAAATCGTGTAATTAATGCGATTAAACATGTTTCTGGTGGTGCTAGCTCTCATGCTGTATTCTATCTTAAAAACATGACAAAAGACGACAAGAGTGTTAAAAAGGTAATTGAAAGTATCGAGAATGACTTAGGTTATTCAAGAGAAGTTGCCGTTTCTATTTGCCGTATTGTAAATTGGGCTGTTAACACCAATGCCCTTGAAATGTGTAATAAGTTTTTGCGTATGCACAATAAGGGGGCCTTAGTTGATTTAGGTGATGCAGATATCCAAATGTGGTTTAAACATATTGTGGATTATACATTCTTTGGTGGTATGCTTTCTCCAATTTTTACCATTTATGGTCAAAGTCAAGGTTTAATACCTTTAGGCGAAAATGCAGAAAATAGTATGTCAGAAGTTATGGATACATTTGACGCAATTGGTTTTTAAAGCATAAGAAAGAGAGGCACGAAAGTGTCTCTCTTTTTATTTTTATTAAGGGAACATATGTCTAAAGTTTTTAATAATTTAGGTCTCGTTGCTACAGGCGAAAAACCTTTACAGGTTATAACAGATACTGAATTTAATTCAGAAAAGAGTACATGTTGTAGGTGTAATAAGGTTAAAACTTTATATGATTTACCTTTTCATCGTCAAGGCAAAAAATTTATTTGTTCAGAATGTTTAAAAAACTTTCAGGAATCTAGATTGCCATTTTTAAAATATATGCCTGTAAATTTAGGCATGTAAATTTTTATTTAGAAAGGTTTGGTATGGAACTTAGTCGTAAAAATTTAATTTATCGATTTGTAAATTTATATACAAATCCCGATGAAAACTTTTGTATATTTGTACGTCAATTTTTTTTGGGTATATTAGGAATCCTTGTTTTTATTGCAGGGACTCTTGGAACATTTTTGTTCTCTTATTACAATTTAATTAATGTTTCTGGATTTTTATACCTTCTGAAATTCTTTTCAGTTCTTTCATCAATGATTATTTTGGTACTCTTTTTAATTATCGTAGCATTTATATTCTTTTATTTTCTTGAAAAAGGTAAAAATGAAATTGGTAAATCAGAGTTTTATAAAGGGTTAGTAAGTAAAATGAGCCCTATTAAAAGTAAATATGATAAACTATGTTGTAAAATTCATTTTAAAGATTAATTAAAGGGTGGTCAGATATTTACTGACCCTTCTTTTATCTCAAAGGTATTACAATGCAAAAAGAAATAATTGTTTATAAAGATTGCGGATTTGAATTTAAAGTAAATGGTAAAATTGTTTATTCTGAATTCAAAAAAGAGAAAAATGACAGAACTGAAAGATATAAATTATCTGATTATGATTTTCCATATATTCATAATATGTTATTATTTTCAGATCTTAATTCTCCAATGTTTGATATAAAAATTAATACTGTTGAAGAGGGTTTAGATCATAAAAAGATTTCTGTTTTTATTAATTATCAAGATAAAAATTTTATCAAAGATAGTATTCAAAGTTCAACATTTATAATGGGATTAAAAAAGGATTGTTTTGAGATACGTTCGGTTAATTGTCCTGAAATCAGATCTAGTGAAAATACATTTTTTGTATTAGGAACGGATTCAAATAGCAAATCTGATAAAAATGTTTATATTAAAAATAAAGACTATAGTAGACTTGTTAGGACAATCGAATATCTTAATAACACGCCCCTTAGCGAAGTAATATTCAACGAATTACAATTTAACCTTTATAGTTGGTAATGTATGTTTGATATATTTTTTGAAAAGAATAAATATTTTTTAATTACAAATAATGGTCGAATAATTTATAAATATCCTGAAAACTTTCCACCTGAAGATATGGATAAGGGTAATAGATGGTGCGCTAGCTTGGCATTTGAATGGGATGTAAAATATGTTTGTAAAAGTCTTTTAAAGATTACTGATAAGAAACCTATTATAAAATCTTGTCATTCAATAAATGACGATACCCTATATTTTAAAATTTTAAGTCAAAATCCTTTAATAAGAGGTGACTTTTGGATTCCTATTAATATTGGGAATAAACGTTCTTCATTTTCTATTCAAAGTATATCATGTCCAGATATTACTGCTACTTCAATATATCTTCGTGGTAGTGATGAATCTAAATATTACACTAGTGTATCAAAATCTACAAATTATATTAATGCAAGTATTATCTTTAAAATAATTGAGGATTTAAATAATAATAGTATTCAATAAATATTTTTAGATTCATTAAGCGATAAATATTCTAATGTTTAGATCGGATCAATTATGGGTTATGAAATGTATTATAAGCAAGATAAATTCTTTTTTATAACTAGAGGTCTTGATATTATTTATATATATCCAAATGATTATGTTTTAACAGAAGATGATATAAAAAGTTCTAGTAATCTTAAAACTAGTTTTTTTTGTTATTATACTGAAAGATGGGAATATCAAAATTTAATTAAGGCTATTTTATCTTGGGACAATAATAAAAAGACTTTGACCTCAAAACATAGTTATTCAAAAAAGAATTCATTTACTTTAGAAAATATCATTGAAGTTGAAATTATTGAACAGGATCCTCTTTTAAATAAATTTTATATGACACTTCCTTCTTATTCTAATCCTGGTGGAAAGATTGTGGTTGCTTCTAGAATGCATTTTGATATAAGACCTGGTTTTATATTTTTAAGAGGATCGGATGATTTTGGTGATAAATATAAGTCTACATGCGAATTTTCATCGCCTGGAACTATATTATTAGCTCAGGAAACTTTTAGAGTTATTGAATTAATGAACAAATACCCTTTTCCTGAATTTATTTTTCTAACGGTATGTAAAAGTATTTATAAGTAGTCATTATGTAATATTTAAAAGGAGATTTAAAATGTCTTGTACTGTATATCTATACACAGATGGAGCATGCAAAGGTAATCCTGGTCCTGGAGGATGGGGATATCTTTTGAAATGTGGTGAAAATTCTATTCAGGATTCTGGTTCTGAAAAAGACACTACAAATAATCGTATGGAACTTATGGCGGTTATTAATGGCTTATCTAAGCTTAACCGATTTTGCAATGTAATCATTTCTACCGATTCCCAATATGTTAAAAATGGAATGGAAGAATGGATACATAATTGGAAAAATAATGGATGGAAAAGTTCCAATAAAAAGCCTGTTAAAAATGTTGACTTGTGGAAACAACTTGATGCTTTAGTTCAAAAATTTAATGTGTCATGGGAATGGGTAAAAGGACATTCTGGACATGTTGAAAATGAAATTGTTGATACTTTAGCTAGTAATGCTGCTGAATCAATAAGATGTTAATTTTATGGAGTTAGTATGCGTCGAAGAATAAATAAGCACCAATGCCAACGTAGAAGAAGTAATTGGTATATGCTTGAAAGAAAAATTAAATTGTTTTTGGAAAACAAAACAATGTAGTATAAGCGCTAAGGTACAAATACCTTAGCGCTTTTTATGTTTGTAATTAATATTTTAATAAGAATAATAATAAAATGGCAATAAATACTCAAGAGTTAAGACCGTATGCTTATACGGATAGACAAAAATTTATATTGGACGCTATTGATCAATATGGCGGACAATTGCCTGCTGCAAAAGCATTAAATATATCAAATGGGACTGTTTCTTCTCATTTGGCTGCTATTAGAAAAGCTAAAGAAGAGGCAAATATAGATAGAGCTATTTCTCATAGAAATAATATTGAAGCTGCATCTGAAACTGTTTCTATTAATGATAGAGTAAAAATAATTGAAGGTAAGTTATTTGAAAAAGATATGTCTAAGGCAGAATTTTTAAATGCTAAATCTTCATCTACTTTATATGATGCAAATGGCAATGTTAAATTGCAATGGATTAAAACAGATTCTAAAGAATCTATTATTGCAGATACAATTAAAGCTGCAATGGAAGAATTCTATAATTTTGCTAAACCAATAGAAATACCAGTAGTACCGCGTCCCATTGTTGAAAATAAATTATTAGCACAATATACCATTACCGATTATCATCTTGGTATGTTTGCTGATATGTTTGAAACTCATGAAGGTAAGCCTTGGAATACTGATATTGCTACTGCAAAATTAGTTGAAGTATTTGACAGAATGGTTAATGCTGCTCCTTATACTGAAAGAGCTGTTATTAATATTCTTGGTGATTTCTTACATTATGATAGTGAAAAACCTGTAACACCAGCTCATGGTCATGTACTTAGTGCAGATGCACGTCCTGGTAAGCTAATTAGATTAGCTATTAAATTGGTTCATCATGCTGTAATGAAAGCATTAGAAAAAGCTGAAAATGTTACTTTGATAATTTCTCAAGGTAATCATGATCCTATAAGCTCTTTATGGCTTCAAAATTGCTTTGCATTTATGTATTCTGAAGAAGAGAATGTAGAAGTTGTTGTAAACTCTACTCCTTGGATTGCATATGAATGGGGCAATACATTACTTGCTTATCATCATGGTCATAGAATTAAAAAATTAAGCGATATTGCAATTAAGATTCCTAATCTATTTGCAGTTGAATGGGGCAATACTACTTATCGGTATTGTCATGTTGGACATCATCATCATCAACATATCGAAGAGGTTGGTGGAATAATAGTTGAGCGTCATCAAACACTAGCGCCAAATGATGATTATGCTAGTGGTATGGGATTAACATCTCAAAGAGGTGCAAATCTGATAATTTATTCCAAAGATCATGGTGAAATTTCTAGGATGACATTCCGGCCATGAGATACCAAGCAACTGATGAAGTTTTATGTTATGATCCAAAAGAGTTTCCTCCGCCATTGAATACAAAAATATATTGTGTTTCAAAATATGGTGTTGGAAGACTTGGACATTGGGTTGATGGGTTTGATATAGCTTGGTATCCTTTACCTAAGCTTCCTCAAACAGTTAAAGATTTGATTAATGAAAGATTGCTTAAAGCGTAATTTTTTATTAAGAATTTAAATAGGCTGGTATGTCAAATACCAGCTTTGTTTTTATACAGTAAACATTTAATTAAATGTTATTTCTTGTTCTTTATTTTTTATAAAAGGGATTAATATGAAAAAATCTTTTATTTTGATGTCTATCTTGGCAGCTACTAATGTTTTTGCCGATACAAATCCGCACACTAATTATTCAGGTGATGCCGAAACAATTGCTATGCAAAAGTGTGGCGTAGAAGGCAATATTTGTGTGAATACATTCAATCATGATAACAGTGTACAGGCAAATAACCAAGGGACTGTTGCAATTGGCCAGGACGTTGTTGTAAACGGTTTGAATGCTATGGCTATTGGTTCAGGTACAGAATCGCATGGTAGCTCTTCTATTGTTTTTGGTACACAAGCAACTGCCGGTAAAGATGCTGATACGTCAATCGTGATTGGTGAACGCTCTTCAACTGAAGCGTCACGAGTTGTTGCAATTGGTTCAAAAGCAACAGCAGCAGGTAGTGGTTCTGTTGCAATTGGTTCAGGTGTAAAAGGTGATGGCGAAGCATCTGTTGCAATTGGTAATGGTTCGGTAGCAACTGCAAAATATGCAACTGCATTGCAAGTAAATTCTCAAGCACATGGTATTCAATCTATCGCATTTGGTCGTGGTGCTAACACCTCAGAAAATTCTGATTATTCTGTTGCCATCGGTTCTTATGCCAAAACTTCCAGTGAAAGTGCTTTTGCTTTGGGTACTTTAGCAAACGCTTCAGCGAAAGAAGCTCAAGCGATTGGTTCTTATTCAGAAGCATCTGTTGAAGGTTCAACTGCTATTGGTTCATATTCAAAAGCAACTGTTGATAAAGGCGTTTCTGGTGCGAATCCATTGAATGCACCAATTAAAAATGTTAAAGATTTGCCTTGGACTTCTACTTACGCTTCTGTTTCTGTTGGTGATGTTGAAAATGGTATCACACGTCAAATTACCAATGTTTCAGCAGGTACAAAAGACACTGATGTTGTAAATGTAGCTCAATTGTCAGCAACAGCAAAAGCAGCTAAAACTGAAGTAAAAGCTGGTCAAAATGTAACCATTAATGAAACAAAAGGTGCAAATGGTCAAAGCATTTACACATTGTCTACAAAAGATGATTCTGCTTCAGTTTCAGCAGGTTCAAATGCTGTAACTGTTAACAAAGGCAAATTGACAAATTCTGTTCAAGATTATGTAGTTGATTTGTCAAAAGAAACTAAAGCAACATTGAACCAAGTAAATGTTAACAAAGCAGATATTGTTGGTTTGAAAGCCAAAAATCAACAGCAAGACGTTGAAATTGCAAAAGCTAAAACTGAAGTAAAAGCTGGTCAAAACACTTTTGTGACAGAAACAAAAGGCTCAAATGGTCAAAGCATTTATACTGTTGATTCTAAACAATCTGTTGTAACAGGTACTGATGGTATTACTGTTACCAAAGCAACCAGTGGTTTGAACACAATTTACAACGTTGGCCTGTCTAATCAAACCAAAGCAACATTAAATCAAGTAGGCGCAAATACTCAAAACATTGAACGTTTGAATGGTGCTGTTGAAAAGAACACTCAAAGTATTGCTGCTTTGGAACGTAAATTTGATAAAGTTGAAGATCGACAAAATGCCATTGGTGCAACAGCAAATGCTGCAGCAGCTTTGATGCAAGTGCATCACGCTGGACAATCAGCAGTTTCAGCAGCAGTTGGCTATTATGGTGATGAAGCGGCTGTTGCAGTCGGTGTGAGTTCTTTGTCTGATATGGGTAAATGGGGTTTTAAAGCTCATGTCAATTACAATACTCAAGAGAAAATTGGCGTAGGCGCTTCAATTGGTTATTTCTTCTAATTTTGGAAATAATCTGTACAAAGTAGTTGTATGCAAAAACAGCTTTGACATTAAAACAATTTATATATGTTATGGATATGACAAAGCCGTTGAAAAGCAAAGAGAATTGCAACGATTGTATTTTTCAAGATATTATTCTTGTACAGATGTTAAAGTTTTGAAATATTGTGAAGATTAATGAAAGGTTTTAAAATATGAAAAAATTGTTTATGATTGCAGCAGCGATTGCCATTTCTGCTAATGTGTATGCCAACGAGCCAAAATTCCATGCATTGAAAGATGCAAAAGGTGCCTCTCAAATGTACAATCATGATAGCCTGTTTGGTACTTCAGGTCGACATGATGAATCACATTTGCCAGCATATCGCGGATTACATATTGGTATGACTAAAGCAGCTGTTCGTGAAAAGTTGGGTGAATTCCCTCAATGGACAAGCGGTTTTCGAGCAAACAAATGGGAATATAATACACACTTTGAAGTTGATGGTAAACATAATGTTTGTCAAGTTCATTTTGACTTCAAAAATGGTGTGGTTGAAAAAATGTATTTCCGAAACGTTGCTGAAGACAAAATTTCTACTGAAGTTGATGTTTGTGCCAAAGATAAAGAACGTGAAATTGTAAAAGAAGTAATTGTACGCGAAGTTGTTTCTGTTCCTACAGAATTCAAAGTTCGTCAATAATATGAATTAAAGCCTCGACTTATAGTCGGGGCTTTTGTTTTTAAAATTATTAATATA